AGCGCCACTGCTTAATTCTAACTAAGGAGAAAAAAGAAAATGGAACTGTTTGAATTGCCCTCAGAAACGAAAGCCGCGACCGGCTTCTCGCATAAATGTGTAATTACTTCGGCTGATCTCACCCAGAGCGCCGATAACACTGCACAAGACGTTAAAATCATCACCGTGCCCGCCAAGAGCATCGTCACCCGCGTGGCGATCCATCTGAAGACTCCGTTCGAGAAGACCGGAACGGCGGCCTACAACACCAACGCGCTCATCATCGGAGATTCCGGTGACACCGACCGCTGGCTCGCTTCCACGGAAGTGAACGTCAACGGCAGCGAAGTGTTGGCCAAGGTTCAGCCCTCGACCATCCCCGCGGCTTACGTCAGCGCGACGGACATCAATGCGAACTTCGCTTCGATGGCCTCGTACGACCTCGCGGAGCTGGACGCTGGAGAAGTTCATATCTTCTTCTCCATGCTGCCCCTCGCTTCCTACTAAGCGTCTTAACACACGGCGGCGTCTTCGGACGCCGTCGCAGTTAGGATGTCATCAGAAATCTTCGGCGATCTGGTCGCCGACATGGATGGCGAGCTGGCCCAGCTCGTCAGGGATGAACTGAAGACCGGCTGGCATGCCCAGCAAGTCATGGCTGGCATTCAGTCCACCCGCGCCAAGCAGCTCAACGACCAGATCGAGCACTGCCCCGTCGATGGTCTCGGCCAGCATGTCATGGACGTGCCGGCCGATGCTTATTTTGCGTGGCAGCAACACCTTGGCCGCGACTGCTGGGGCGACAAATCGTTCCGCTCTTGGTTCCTCAAGAAAAACCCGCAGTGCGCGGTCAATTACACTCCACGCAATCCCTCCATCCTCGTCCCATGACTCTTAAACGAGAAGACCTCACCAAGATCATCGGCGACATCGACCAAGCTGACGCTGACGGCAGTCAGTATCAGCAGCGGAAGGTCAAAAACTTCAACACCCGCTACTGCATCTGGCCGGGGCAGACCGACGACGGCCGCAAGCACCAGAGCGCCTACGGGAAGAAAATCTTCCCCTTCGAGAATGCGGCCGACACCCGGGTTTTTCTTTCCGAATCGCTGATCCGCGAGCGTGTCATCGCCTTGGTCAACGCCTTCTTCAAGGCTCGCATCCAAGTGCAGCCCGTCGAGTCCATGGACGTGGCCAAAAAGAACGCCATCGACACCGTCCTCAAGTGGCTCATGGGCCATTGCCTTGATGACCTCCGGCGCGAAGTCCGCCTCGCCGCCGAGACCCGCGAAACCTACGGCCTCGCCATCATGGCGGTCGATTGGGAGCAGCAGACCCGCGTTGAAATCAAGACGTTCACCATGGAAGAGGCCATGATGATGCTGCAGGAAAGCCAAGACCCCAACCTGCAAGCCCTCCTCGAGGTCATCCTTGACCCAGAGCAGGAAGAACTCGCCGCGCAGTTGATGGGCGAAATCATCCCCGAGCTGGGCAGCACGACCAAAGTCCGCCAGTTCCGCGAAAAGGGCGAAGTCGAATGGGAGCAGCCGTATATTTTCTCCAGCAAGCCGGTCGTCCGCAGCCTCGAGCCTTGGGAAGACATCATCTTCCCGATCCAAACGGACTCCATCCAGCGCGCTCCCTTTGTCGCCCGCCGGGAACTCCTCAGCGAGTTTGAACTCCGCGAGCGCGCTACGCTTGAAGGCTGGGACAGCGAATGGGTCGAGCGCGCCGTGAAGCACAAGGGCGAGCTAAAGCGCATCCACCTCAACATCCACCGCAGCGACAACTTCCTCTTCGAGCAGCTCCGCGACCTCATCGAAGTCTGGCACGTCTACAAAAAGGAGCACGACCCGCGCACCAACGCCACCAAGGTCACCCGCACCGTCCTCAGCTACAACATCACCGACAGGCCGGCCATCCACGAGCTGATGCCGTATGACCACGGCTTGTATCCCTTTGTTGAGTTGCCCCGCGAGCGCAACACGCGCCCGCTGCTGGAGGCGCGCGGCATCCCCGAGATCACCCAGACCGCGCAGGAAGAGTGCAAGATCCAGCGCGATGCGCGGGTTGATGCCACAAGTCTCAGCATCATTCCTCCGCTTAAAACCCCGGCCGCGCGCGGAAAATTTGACCTTGTCCTCGGCCCCGGCGTGCAAATCCCCGAGCGCCGCCCAGGTGAAATCTCTTGGATGGCCCCGCCGCCATTCGGCCAGGGCAGCATTGAGGTCGAGATGGCGACCCGCGCCGATGTGGACCGCTACTTCGGCCGCATGACCGACACGGTCAACCCCAACATCTCCATGCTCCACATGCAGGAGCTGGTCGATTCGTGGCTCCTTGACATGAAGCTGGTCGTCTCCCAGATCATGCAGCTCGCCCAGCAATACATGACCCCGGAAGAGGTCGCCCGCATTACCGGCAACCCGGTCGCCATGACCGAAGGCGCCGCCGACATCCGCGGGCAGTTTGACGTGGTAGCGGATTTCGATGCCCGCACGCTCGACGCAGCCGCCCTCGAGGCCAAACTTACGTTCGTCGCAAACACCCTAGTGCCCCTGGATTCTTTCGGAGTTTTGGACCGAGCAAATTTGATCCGCTACATGATGGCGGCCCTCGACCAAAACCTCGCCGACATCTTGGTGCAAGACATCGGCGCCGCCACAGCCGCCGAGCAGGAGGACGAGCAAGGAGCCTTCGCAAAAATCGCCGCAGGCACCGAACCCCCGCTCAAGGAGGGCGGACAAAACGCGCAGGTAAGACTGCAAACCTTGCAGCAAATCATCCAGTCCAACCCCGCCGTCCAGCAGCGCTACCAGCAGGACGAAATCTTCCGCAGCATGATCGACGCGAGGGCACAGGCTTTCAGCTTCCAGCTCCAGCAGCAGCAAAACGCCGTCATCGGCCGCACCGGCGCCCAACCCGCGCTCCAAAAGATGGCGCAAGACCAGCAACTCGGCATGACCGCCCAACCCGTCGCCTGATTATAGCGAAATTAGAGAGTTTAGCCCATGCATCCCAACGTCTCAGTCCGCAACATCGCCGGTCTAAATATTCCCCAGCATAACGCCGTCGAGCTGAATTACGTCTCCACGACAAACAACCTTTCCACGGTGGTCTACAAAGAAGGCAGCCAGACAGTCGCCACGCTGACCTTCACCTATGTCGGCGGCACGCCGTCCTCGGACGACGCCCGCATCGCCACCGTCATCCGCTCTTAAATCTCCAATTTCTAATTTGTAATGGGCTTCGCCTTCAATCCGTTTACCGGCAACTTCGACCTCAAGGGGTCTGGAGGCGGCGGCGGCTCTGCCTTCTTCGCAGGCGAAGTGGCAACCTATGCCGACCTCCCGCTCGACGGATCGGCCGCATTGGATAGCCGCTGGCTCGTCCGCTCAAACTCCGGAACGTGGCCCTTCTCGTCCTACAAACAAGCCGGCGTGTATGTGCGTAAAGCCATCGTCGGCGCCTCCCGCGACAACGACTACCAGCTCACCGACACGTCCTTCTTCGACGTGATGAGCGACAGCGCATTCCTCCTCTACGACGACGGAGATGCAACGAAGAACCTAAAGTTCCAACTCTCCGGCATCAGCTCGGGCCAGACGCGGACCTTAACCGTCCCCAATAGTTCCGGAACCATCGCGCTGACCGGCCAACTCACCGACACCCAAATCTTCACCGCCAACGGCACTTGGACAAAACCCGCAGGGGCCAAGCTCGTCCACTATTTTATTGTGGCTGGCGGCGGCGGCGGCGCATCAGGTCGCCGTGACACGACAGCCAACAACGGCGGCGGCGGTGGCGGCGGCGCAGGCGGCAGCGTCAATGTCGGATGGGCAGATGCCGCCTCCTTTGGATCTACCGAAACCGTCACGATCGGCGCAGGCGGCGCAGGTGATTCGGGCAATCGTCCCAACAGCTCAAGCGGCGGCGGCGGCACCGCAGGCGGCGCCAGCAGCTTCGGCTCAATCAGCTCTACCGGCGGACAAGCAGGCGCGGCAGGCACCGGTTCCTCCGGCGGCGGCGGCGCGGGCGCATCTTCTGGCCTCGGCTATTATTATGCTTCCAGCATGGGCCGCGGCCCATCTGGTACGGGCGGCTTCAGCGCCAATGCCACGGCTCCCGCCGCAGCGATTGGCACCGCAGCAGGCGGCGGTGGTGGTGGTGGCAAGCAGGCCACGACTTACTACCTTGGCGGCAACGGCGGCGCTGTTTCGGGCGCCCTTCTCACCGCAGGCGGCACCGCCGTGACGAACGCCGCCGGAAACAATGGCTCCACATGGGGCGTCGGCTTCCTCGGCACCGGCGGCGGCGGCGGATCTCCCGGATCGTCAGGCCAAGCCAACAACGGCGGCAACGGCGGACTCTACGGCGGCGGCGGCGGCGGCGGCAGCGCATCTACCAATGACGCTGGCGGCGTCGGCAAGGGCGGCGACGGAGCCAATGGCATCGTCATCATCACAACCTACTTCTGACCATGACCGAGAAATACGCCATCCTCGACCAACCCAACGGACACCTCGTCAACGTCGTCCTCTGGGACGGCGACACTGCCAAGTGGCAACCGCGCGCCGGAACATCCGCTGTCCGCTTGGCCGACATCGACCTCGCCACACTTCCGCCCGCACCGGCGCCGGAAGCCGAACCGATCACCGCCGAAGAACACCTCCGCAGCGTCGGCCTCGGCGGCGAACGCCAGCCCACGCTCCTCTATCTCCGCCAGTCCCTTGCCGCCGCCGGCCAGCAAAGCCCCGAACTGGACGCCATCGAGCAATACTTGCAGCAGATCCTCACCATCTTCGCGTCCGATCCAAGCCCCCGCAACGACTGGCCGCAGCCGCCAATAACTTTCGAGGCCGCCGTGCAAAGCGCCATGCAAACTCTTAACCCCTTAGTGCCTTAGTGTCTCCGTGAGAACTGTAACTCTTCAGTCTATTTTGTTACGCGCATGGCAACGTGT